ACTTTCCATGTACCGTCCCAATCGAACACGGGATTATCAGTTCCTGGACCGAACCATTTCTGAAATGTACACCGTGGGCGGCTTGGATCTTTATTGCCACAAATATCTAGGACCCGAAACCGGTGGTGCTGATTCTGCATTTTCAGGCAATGCAGATGCTACCCAACCGGTATATGAAACACAAAGCCCACTAAACATACAAGACCTGCTGTTGCTAGAAAACCGTGATCGAGCATACGATCCAGATGTGTACACCATGCGGGGTGTGTACAATACCCAAGACATTGATTTTGATCTTACACAATTTGGCTTGTTTCTAAACAACGATACCCTGTTCATCACGTTTCATTACAATGACATGATCGATGCGTTTGGACGAAAATTAATGAATGGTGATGTGCTAGAAGTGCCCAATCTCAAAGACTTCCATCCTTTAAATCCAAACTTGCCTACTGCATTTTCCAAGTATTACGTGATCCAGGATGCAGCCTATGCCAGCGAAGGATTCAGTGTGACATGGTTGCCTCACTTGTGGCGTGTGAAAGCCACACCGCTCACAGATGCACAAGAATTCAATACTATCACCAACAAGCCATTTGTTAGCCAACAGATCTGGGACAATGGCAATTTTTACCCAACAGGCAGCATAGTGAATTATGGTGATGCGTACTATCAAGCCCAGGTCAACACACCAGCTGGCACAGACATAAACAATACTGCCTATTGGCAACCGTACACACCACCTACCATATCTGACAGTCAAGGTACCAGAGTCAAAGATACTGAGATCAACGATGCCATACTCACACAGGCCGATGTTGAAGTGCCACTCAGTGGATATGATGTGACCAAATTCTATGTTCTCCCCACAGAGAATTCACAACCAGGCAATCCAACCACACTCACTGCTGATGGCGGTACAACTGTGGATGGCACACAAAGTGGCATGGATGTCACTCCCAAAGGGCCAGGTTATACTGTGGGCTATCTTACCGGGCAAGGTGTTGCACCAAACGGATTGCCGGTTACACCTGGAGTGAGCTTTCCTCTTAACCCGGTACAAGGAGATTATGCATTGAGATTAGATTATCAGCCCAATCGATTGTTCCGTTATGATGGCAAACGCTGGATCAAGATCGAAGATAGTGTTCGTGCTAATCTCAACAACGGTGCGACCAACGATACTTTACGCAGCACTTTTGTTAACAATACATACACTGTGAATACCACAGACATGGGCAACATACCTAGCCGCCAGAGTCTCAGCGAGATACTCCGGCCCAGAGCAGACAATGGCGATCAAGGCGGTAATTTTCCACCAAACCCATACCCACGTACACAACCAGGACAGAAGTCCAGCTAACACATGCAATCATTCTTTTACGACGAACAAATACGCAGGTTTTTGCTGCAATTTACCAGGATAGTATCAAACTTCCAGGTGCAGTACGGACGTGATGGTGAGCAACCTGCGCTGCTGCGTGTGCCTGTGCGGTACGGTGATGCCAGTAGGAATGCACAAACTATCCTGCAGGAAAATTCCGCAGCCAGCATGCCCAGCACTCCGCTGATGACTTTTTACGTGTCAGCCCTGACGTATGATCGCCCTAGGATGCAGGAACCCTATCATGTGAATACAGTATCTGTGCGCCAACGCACCTATGACAGTGCCACAGACAGTTACGAAACCACGCAAGGTAATGCATTCACTATCGAACGCTTGATGCCTGTGCCATACAGATTGGGCATCACACTGGATATCTGGACCAGTAATACCAACCAAAAATTCCAACTGCTGGAACAGATCCTGACCTTGTTCAATCCCAGCTTGGAGATACAGAGTACGGACAACTATCTTGATTGGACCAGCCTCAGCGTGGTAGAACTAGATGACTGTGTATGGACATCTAGAGTTATTCCACAAGGCACAGACAATCCCATTGATGTGGCTACACTGAAATTTGGGCTGCCTATCTGGATTTCATCACCGGCCAAGGTCAAGAAACTGGGTGTGGTGGAACGTGTGATCGCCAGCATGTACGACGCACAAGGCGATCTAAACAATGCCATATATCAAAACGATCTGTTGTTAGGCACCAGACAGGTGATCACTCCGTACAATTGGGCTGTGGTGTTGATCAACAACAAACTGCAATGTTTACAACAGCAAGAAACAGCACAAGAACCGGCAAATGACTCATTGACACCGCCAACCATCGTGTCCGACAGCAATCTGTTGTGGCCAGCAGTGATTGGAGTATATGGTGCGTTCCGTCCGGGCATCAGTCAAGTGAGACTGGTGCAGCCCGACGAAACTGAAGTGATAGGAACTGTGTCATTGGATCCCAATGACGATCGTTTCTTGTTGTTTGACGTGGATATTGATACTGTGCCCGGCAACACATTGGAACCGATTGATGCTATCATCAATCCTTTGACCTACGCTCCTAATCCGGATGATTCAAATTTTCAAGGTGTAAGATATCTATTAACTGAGGCAACCGGTAATATTGACAATGATTATCCTGCTGAAGGATGGTTGGGGGCCAACGGACGTGGCTTGGTTGCCGGTGCCAACGACATCATTGAATACAGCAACAACTACTGGCGTGTGGTGTTCAACTCAGCGGTTGTCACAGAAGTGCAATATGTTACCAATATCACAACCAGTATCCAATATGAGTGGGACGGGCAGCAATGGATCAAGAGTTATCAAGGTGTGTATCTAGGCGGTGAATGGAGCCTTGTACTTTGAAAGCGGTAGGGGTTTGGTTCCGTAGTCATGCCACTGGCAGATACCTGTATCTCATGAGATCTGATGCCAAGCATCCGGGTGCATGGGGCTTGCCAGGTGGCAAGGTAGAGACCGGAGAAACCTTGTTGGGCGGCATGGAACGCGAGTGTGTGGAAGAACTGGGCAGCATGCCTGACTACTTGCGATTGATCCCATTAGAAAAATTCACATCCACGGACAATGCATTTGAATATCACACCTGGGTGTGTATTGTTGATAGGGAGTTTGTGCCTGTGTTGAATCACGAACACTTGGGCTATGCTTGGTTAGACGGTGGACACTGGCCCAAGCCCATGCATCCGGGACTGTGGAGCACAGTGAATCTCGAAGCTGTGCAACAAAAAATCGAAGCAGTTGAACGCAGTTTTCAGCCTGCGAAATAACTGTTACAATCTTCCAACCAATATTTCGATAACGCCGGCAACACCGGTGTGATCCTGCACAGCTTTACCAAGTATGGATCCCGGCGCTGGATTGGATTCTGATCTAGCAGCACCATTGCCGGCGCTGACCATCATGTCTCCTCGACGCACTGTACCGACCACACTGCATGGCACACGACCTATCAGCGCCACTGCGGTAGGGTGATTGGCTTGTAAATCACTGTTCATCAAGTGAGCAGGATCTGTAGATACCACACCGATTATTCTGGTGCTCATGTCACTATCGCTTAGTGTAATTTCTTCCGAGCCGCCAAACTCAAGCACTGTTCCGGGTGTGTAGTAAGCGTCAGCTGCATACATCTCGGCCAAGTCAGCATATTGTGCCGATGTTGCCTTGGCAAACACAGTATTGAACACAGCGCCGCTGGCACCAATATTACCAGTACCTGTTGTGGCAGCATTGTTGATGGCTGTGGTCGCATTGTTGATGGTCAGGCCAGTCAGCGTACCCAAGCTGGTGATATTGCCTTGTGCTGCTGTGGTCACTGTGCCTGCTGTGGTTGCACTGCCTGCTGAACCAGATACACTACCATTTATAGTTGCTGATACAGTCAAGCCAGTCAATGTACCCACACTGGTGATATTGCCCTGTGCTGCTGTGGTCACTGTGCCTGCCGTTGTGGCCGATGTGGCCGATGGAACTGTGCCAGTTACGTTGGCACCTGGAATACTTGTAAGTCCTGCACCCGATCCATTGAATTGGCTTCCAGTCACAGTGCTGGTTACTGATACTGTGGTACCTGTGTGTGTGGTTGCATTCACATTGGCACCACCTAACACATTGCCACCCGAGATATTACCGGTCACTGCCAAACTGGTCAGTGTGCCCACACTGGTGATATTGGTCTGTGCTGCTGTGGTCAATGTACCCACGATACTGGTACCACTCAAGTTGCCACTGGTTATGTTGCCAGTAACCGCTAAACTGCCCAGTGTTCCAACTGAGGTGATATTGGTCTGTGCTGCCGTGGTCAAGGTGCCCACGATGCTAGTACCTGACAGATTGCCACTGGTTATGTTTCCTGTCACTGCTAAACTAGTTAGGGTACCAACTGAAGTGATGTTGCCTTGTGCTGCTGTGGTCACAGTTCCTGCCGTTGTGGCCGATGTAGCCAGTGGAACTGTACCTGTTACGTTGGCACCTGGAATACTGGTCAATCCTGCACCTGATCCGTTGAATTGACTTCCTGTTACAGTGCTGGTCACACTCACAGTGGTACCTGTGTGAGTGGTAGCATTCACGTTGGCACCACCTAACACATTACCGCCTGTGATATTACCGGTTACATTCAAACTACCTAATGTACCCACTGAGGTTATGTTGGTTTGTGCTGCGGTAAGCAAGGTGCCCACGATGCTAGTACCTGACAGGTTGCCACTGGTGATGTTGCCAGTAACTGCCAAACTGGTCAGTGTGCCCACACTGGTGATATTGGTCTGTGCTGCTGTGGTCAAGGTGCCCACGATGCTAGTACCTGACAGGTTGCCACTGGTGATGTTGCCAGTAACTGCCAAACTGCCCAGTGTTCCAACTGAGGTGATGTTGCCTTGTGCTGCACCACTCACAGTGGCAGCATAGCCAGATGTATTAACACTTAACGTACCAGTTACGTTGGCAGCAGGAATTGAAGTTAGGCCTGCGCCTGATCCGTTGAATTGGCTTGCAGTGACAGCACCAGTTGATGATATCAATCCACCTGTGAGCAAATTACCACTTGTGGTATTGCCGGTCACTGCCAGGCTGCCTAGAGTTCCCAAGCTGGTGATATTGGTCTGTGCTGCTGTGGTCAGCGTACCCACAATGCTGGTACCTGACAGGTTGCCGCCACTAATATTACCAGTCACAGCCAAACTGGTCAATGTACCAACACTGGTAATATTACCCTGAGCTGCTGTGGTCACCGTGCCTGCCGTTGTGGCCGATGGCACAGTGCCAGTTACGTTGGCGCCAGGAATTGAAGTCAATCCAGCACCAGATACATTGAATTGGCTTCCAGTAACTGTGCTTGTTGCACTGATTAATCCGCCTGTTAAAATATTACCGCCGGTGATGTTACCAGTGGCGCTATAACTTCCGGCGGTGCTTGATCCACTGCCCAGACTTAAAGAAGTAGCACTAAGTGCCGCTGCGGATATGATGTTACCGCCGTTTATATTGCCAGTCACACTCACTGTGGTACCTGTGTGTGTGGTTGCATTCACATTGGCACCACCTAACACATTGCCACCCGAGATATTACCGGTCACCGCCAAACTGCCCAGAGTACCTACCGAGGTGATGTTAGTTTGTGCTGCTGTGGTCAATGTACCCACGATACTGGTACCACTCAAGTTGCCACCACTAATATTGCCAGTTGCAGATACTATGCCAGAAGTGGTTAGGTTGCCGCCAATCACATTGGCAGTTGCACTCAAGGTGGTAGCATTGACCACGTTGGCTCCGCTGATGTTGCCACCGGATCCTGCTGTTATGATGTTGCCACCGGTGATGTTAGCACTTACTGAGACTGTAGTACCCGATAGCAATACAGCATTCACATTGGCTCCACCCAGCACGTTGCCACCTGAGATGTTGCCTGTGGCCGATATTGCACCACCTGTTATCAAGTTGCCAGTAGTGGTATTGCCAGTCACGCTCAAACTTGCCAATGTGCCAACTGTGGTAGCTGCTACTCCTGTGAGCAGTGATCCATTACCAATATAGTAGTTGCCAGTGATGTTGCCTGTGACACTTACGATGCCACCGGTGTTGATGTTGGCGCCAGTGATGTTGCCTGTGGCACTTACGATGCCACCGGTGTTGATGTTAGCACCACTGATGTTGCCTGTGACAGCCAGACTGGTCAATGTGCCCACTGACGTGATATTGGTCTGTGCTGCTGTGGTCAGTGTGCCCACGATACTTGTGCCACTCAAGTTACCACCAGTGATGTTACCAGTTACCGAGACTGTGGTACCTGTGTGTGTGGTTGCATTCACATTGGCTCCACCTAACACATTACCACCGGTGATATTACCAGTTACCGAAACTGTGGTACCTGTATGTGTGGTTGCATTCACATTGGCGCCGCCCAGGATGTTGCCACCAGTGATATTGCCTGTTGCACTTACCAAGCCACCTGTATTGATATTGGCACCAGTTACATTGCCCGAAGCTGACATCAATCCAGCAACGCCGGCACCATTGGACACTGTCCAAATATTACCGGTGCTGTTGTAGGTTAATGTAGCATATTCAGCGCCAACTGGACCAACTCCAATGCCACCACCGTTGGCAGCGGCCGCAGTAGCAGCATTATTGGCCATGTTGATTACCAAATCATTTGTGGTGATTGTATTGGAATCAATATAAGTTACATTGCCAGTAACGCTCAAGTTACCTTGAATAATTACCGCACCAGTGTTACCAGCAGCAGCAGGATCAATTGTGATTATGTTATCACTTGAACTGATTGTATTGCCTGTCAATGACAGTGTGCCAAAGGTGGCATTGCCACCTGTGATGTTGCCAGTTACTGAAACTGTGGTACCTGTGTGAGTTGTGGCATTCACATTGGCACCACCCAGCACATTACC